TATATTCCCAATAAGCTCTTCCACACATTCTCTGTCGTGACATATCGCAAAGATTACGTAAATTTCTTCTATCAACTATTTTAGTAGCCATACCCAATGGAAGAATCATAGCCGCATCTTCTTTAGGTGTACCATCTTCTACGAGTTGTTTATATACACGACCTATTAAAGACATTAAAGATTTATAAGAAGCATAACGAGATATATCATTTTTAATACTTTGTGGAATAATATAATTAAAATTTTCACAGTCTATGTATCTTGTAGATTCTTGTAATCTTGTTGGTGCTCCACCAATATGAGTATACCATTCTCTTATTACTCTTGCTGAATATCCATCTAATATCATTTCTACGTTAACATATTCCATTACACGACCATGACCAGATTTAATACATTCTAAACCACGTTTATAATTTTTTGCATCATCAGATATATCTGCTCCCCAACAAACTCCTGCACGTTGACCCATTAATGTAATTGGATTCTTTGTAGTCTCTGGAAGTATTGTAATTGTTCCCATTATTTCTCCTTATTCAAAATCATTAACTTTAACTTTTATAATCACTCTCTTACCAAGACGGTCTTTAAGTTCTACGAGCGGTCTACCTACAACTCCTTCCATCTTAGCTTTTCCTATTGTAGACATTGGTTTAGACTTTACTAAACGAACAGCATCGTCAATAGTACCACGCATAATAAACGGAACAACGTCTATATTAAACTTCTTTGCAATATCTTCTACTGCTTCACGCTTAAGCCAAATATCATTTGTAGGCTGATAGACATCAAAGAGAATAAATGATACATCACTTCTATAGTCTCCACCTTTTTGGATTTTATAACCATATCCTTCTCCATAGAGAATCATAGGTGTTTCACCAAATATTTGTTCAAACATTTCTTCATTAACATCTCCGCCAAACATTTCATTCAGCTTATTAACAAGATGTGATGGTATCTGCGCTCTTTCTGTTCTACCGTGAAATTCTACTTTATGACCATCCCATACAATAGAAATATTTGTACCATCTATCTTTTCGGTGAATTCCCACAGAGAATCTTTAAGATACGCTACAGTTTCATTCCTAAACTTACCTTCAATAAGTTTTTTATTACCATCTTCTGACCTTATATAAGGTGTTTCAATTTTTATATATTCAATCATATTTAAATCTCCTTAATCATGTTCTCCTATTGCTTCATTTAAAATTTGACAAAATTTCATTAAATCTCTATCTGCTCGGTCATAATAATGTTTTCGGTCATATTTATGACAAGAGTCTGAAATGTATTCCAATTCAGCCATCCTTTCTCTTGCACGAATGTATCTATATACAAGTGAATCATAAAGATAACCTTTAAAATGTTTTTCATTTATATTTGTATTATTATCATAAACTATATCAATCATATTTCTCCTTATTATATCATAATAAAATATTAAAATCAATAATAGTTATTTATTTAACAATATTCTTTTCTTCTGTTGATGCACTTTTAATATAATTAATAAGATAGTTAAGATACCATTCCGCTTTTTGCAAATCTTCAATTCCATTTTTATGTTTATATCTTGATATATATTTAATTATATTACCTGTAAGATATCCAGTAAATTCATTATAATCTAATTTATCTTTAATATAATTAATTACTTCAATGGAACCTGTATTGTAATGAGATGGATGATTTACATTATCTGTCATATATATTATTTCCTTTCTATATATATTATTATATTATATAATATATTATTATTTATATATTATTATATAAATAATATATTATATATGTGGCTCGGAGATTTATCGGAGAGCCACTAATATTAATCTAATTTAATCTATATTAATCTAATTTAATCTATTCTAATTTAATCTAATCTATACTATGTATACATTGTTTTTATTTTAATACATAAGAAGAACCATATACAATTTCCACTTGATTTTTTTCTTCAGTATATACACTGGGTTTATATCTATCTTTTTGTATATAATTATGCGCTTTCCAATGCATAATTAAAACAATACCACTATCAAATTGATATACATATTTATTTTGTTTTAATTCTTCTAAATATTTCATATCTGAATCTACACCACGAATAATAGATTTAATATTATTTATAAATCCATCATCATCGGCATACATACATAAATGATAATATAAACATTGTGCATCTTTAGACATACTAAGAAATTCATCACTTTCTGTAATATGTTTCGAAAACATTCTTTTTTCAGCCATTATTTTTTCCCTTCTATTTGTATATCATCTAATAGAATTTCTTTATTAAATATTTTACAAAGAAGTTCATATATTTCTTCTGTTGTATTATATTCTTTATTATTATATATAATAGATATATGATTCTCTCTTCCGTAATTATTATCATATACCCATGTTATAAATATATCTTTATAATCATGAAACATAAATGCTATTAATTCTAATATATCATGATATGAATTAATTTGAGTTACTATATCATCTAATTTGACTTGACATAGTTGTTCTAAAAAATCAGCTTCTGTTATTGAATTATTAATTATTCTGTTAAAAGTATAATAATCTAATGGCAGTTTTGTTTGTTTCATTGTTTCTCCTTTTTATTCGTCATCATCAATACATTCTAATAAGCTATCATAACAATGATATAACAAAGATACCGTATATCGTTTATTACAATTGGGACATGTATAATATTCTTCTACTGAAATTTCTCCATCATCCCAATAATCTGTATCTCCAACATCATCAAATTCTAATTTGTGTCCACAATAATTACATTCATACATTTTTTATTTCCTTTCTTATTTCATTAAGTAATTTATCCCATTTACCTATGTAATGTATATATTGTTTAGGCTTCATACAAAGTTGACGTATTTCTGCTTTTTGTTTTTTGGTAAATTTTGATGTAATGTTATTAGTTGCTCGTTTAGTTATTAATAATTTTTGTTGTTTGTCAAGATTTTTTAATAATGTATTATATTCTTCTTCGTCTTTTTTATTAATGACATATTGAGACTTTGGTAAATTTTTAGATGACAGTGGAGATATATTTGCTCCAGTTTTTTTAAGTTTAAATATATCATGCCATTGTTCTAAATAGGAAGCAGGAAAGATAAATAAAATTTCGCCATCATAATATGTTATTTCTGTTATAATATTTTCTTTAATTAATTCATCTGCTAGTGTATTTATTTTTTTAGGTGGATTTTTATTTAATTCACGTTCATATATAGAAGCTAAAATATTTCTTCCAAGTGTTGCACTAAAAACATAGCAACCTAATTTATTATTTCCTGCATGTCTGATTTGAACGTTCTTTTTACCAGGTATATAGAAATCATTGAAATCTTCATCTATGTTACCTTGTTCATCTCTAGGGAAATCATTTGTCTCAATGTCATAATCGGCTAATACTCTGTATTTACCTTTGTAATGTTTGTATAAATAATTGTTCATACTACATCCTTTCTCATTCCACTATTTGATATCATAGATTATACCATATTAATCAATAAAAATCAATTGTTTTATTACACAAATTATACAAAATATTTTTGTATTTTTTTGTAATTATTAAATAAAAAACTTGATTTTTTATTGACTTTGTGATATAATTAACACAATTGAAATAGATAAAATTTTTTTGATAAGGAGATAAGTAATGTAATGTATACTAAATGGACAGAGATTAGTTATAATCAATATCCGTCTTTTGCATCATGTTTTCAACGCAGTGCTTATGAAGAATGGAAGGAAGATGACTATCTTGATTATGATGAATTATTATTTACAGAGTCGGAGGAAGATACGTGCTGGGATTGGAAAAACAAATACATGTTTACTCTTTAGATACTGCATGTTTCTATAATCAATCGGAATTAGCGATACATCAAAAGTTATTACGATTATATCATCTACGCAATAAAATTAAACAAAATAAAAATAATACATTATACACACATCAATTAAATAGAATAGATAAATTTATTAATTATTATAAACAAAAATTATATAAAGCTTTTGAAGAGACAAGATTAACAAATAATATTAGGGAATTAAGAACTGATTGTATTAACGATAAGAATGTTGTTTCAATATTTGAATCATTTTTAACACGAACATTTCAATGTAAAACTAATGAACTAACTGAAGATATTATGATTGTGCAAGTATATTTTTTTCAAGTAGCAGAAGATATTATTAAGCATGGCTTTTTGTACAACAATCAAAAATATGTTTTATTTAGTGCAAGTGCAGGACAAATTAGAACAAAAAAATTTGTAGTAGTAAAAGAAGAGATATTAAAGAAGTATGAAAAAACTTTGATGTGTGGATTAAGTATTGATGAAATTAATAAACGTGGTGGTGTTAATGTCAATAAATTTTTAGCATATTATGCGTTGGCTAATTCTGCAACTGAAGAGTGGGAAGATTTTGATATCGATAGAAGTATTGTTGTAGATGATTTTGAAACGTTTGTAAACGGAGAAGTAGATTATATAGATGATACTGATTATTCCATTACCAGACAAAAGATGGATGTTTTAGTTCCACATATGGATGGATGTGGAATTATGTTAGATGATACTACGACAATGGTTCGATTACCATGGATAAAAGGTTTATTGGTTAAATTTGATTTCAGAAAATTTATTCAAGAACATTCTTTTGACCCTAATTGTAATTGTGGAATAATAAAAGATATATATGGGGTTACTCATGATATATATAAAGAGAATATTAAATATATCTTTACTAAATCACAATTTAAGATGTGGAAATATTATGATTCTTGGGAACAATATAAATCTTATTATAAGCATTATCATTGTACAGCAGGACGTATTAATCAAGAAGAAGACTTTATACCAAATGCACGTATTAATTATCAAATGCTTCAAACATTAACAGATATTAAACCTAGAGAAATGAGGTCGTTAGCAAGAAAGACCATTGATGAAATAGAATCTATAGGTCAAGATTATCGAACTACAATGAGATTACTTGGAGCAATAGAAGAAAATAATAATCCAAATTATATTCAAAAATCTTTAATGATTTATCCTGAATTGATGCGTGATAAATATGGTCGTGAAATTATTAAGGATGTTAAGAAGAGTTTGGTTAAATGGGGTAAAGCTGGCAAATTAGCTATTGATGGTAAATATTGTTTTCTTTCTCCAGACTTATATGCATTTTGTGAATGGTTGTTTTGTGGCGATACTAATCCTAAAGGTTTATTACAAGATGGAGAAGTAAGTTGTACCTTATACAAACATGGAGATAAATTAGATTGTTTACGCTCTCCGCATTTATATAAAGAACATGCTATACGTAAAAACGTACAAAATGATTTAACACTTAAATGGTTTGATACTAAATGTGTATATACAAGTTGTCATGACTTAATTAGTAAAATATTAATGTTTGATTGCGATGGAGATAAAAGTCTTGTTGTAAAAGAAAAACAATTAATACGTTTAGCAGAACGCAATATGCAAGGAATTGTTCCGTTATATTATAATATGCGCAAAGCAGAGCCATCACAAATTAATGGTGATACTTTATTCCATGGGCTAGAATTAGCTTATACTGGTGGTAATATTGGAATTATTAGTAATAATATTTCTAAGGTATGGAACAGTGGAAAAATAACTCAGCAAGAAATTAATGTTGTAAAGTGGTTATGTCTTAGAAATAATGAAGTAATTGATTATGCAAAAACTTTATATAAGTCAAAATGTCCAAAAGATATTGATGTAATTATTAAAAGTTATACCAAAGATTTATTGCCACATTATTTTAAATATGCCAAAGATAAAGATGATTATCAAATAACAGAATGGAAACCAACTGCTGTTAATTATTTAGAAAATATTATACCAACTCCACGTATAAAGTTCAGTAAAAAAATTGGAACATTAGATTATCATGCGTTGATGCATAATAAATATTATGATTATGTAGATGAATATAATCAAATTATAGAAATGTATGATTATTTAAATTCTCATAAATATAAATTTTATAAAGTTATTGATAATAATAATTATCTTAATTCTAAGAAATATGATAGCTATATTTATCAACAGATAAAAAATAAATTGTTATCATTACCATTTTCAAAAGAAACGATTGTTGATACATTGGTATATTTTTTATACACACAACGTAAAGATAGTTCGAAAAAAACTTTATGGGAATGTTTTGGAAAAGAAATTTATAATAATCTTCAAACTAACACCATATCTATGGGAAAGATTTGTCCTATATGTGGCGCAAGAATAGATGATGTTGATTATGTTGAAAAAAAATATTGTAGTGAAGAATGCGCAGTGATTGCACGTAGAGAATATAAAAAAATGTTTATGAGAAAAAGAAATTATTAACAAATTTCTGGACATTGGTTAATGTCGATATTTCTTTGTATTTTCAAGGGTTTTGATGTTTTATATATAATAATTAATATATCAGTAAAGGAAATACAAAGAAATACAGGATTGAAAGGATATAGTGATGCGAAGTTTAACGAGAAGTGAATTTGAACGATTAGTAGCATTGCAATCTAACAAATATAAAAAAGATGTTAGTTTAATTTTAGATGCTTATTATACGGTTTTAAGAGAAGCATTATTAACAGGTTATGAAGTATCTGTTCCAGGTATAGGAACTTTTTCCAATGCTCAAGTTGATGCAAAACCTGACCGTATAGGATTTAATCCACATACCAAAGAACCAATGCCAATTGCAGGGTGTGATGCATTTAATAGACCAATTTTTAGATTTCGTCCAGCTTTAAAAGCTGATATGAAAGAAGAGACTTTGGGTAAGGTGTTTTGATATGAAGAAGAAACAGCTTAGACATAAACAGTTTTTGCAATTGTGGTATAATAGGTGTGGTATAAAAAATAAAGCAGTTGAAAGTCATATGGAAGATATATATAATGGCTTGTTAACAACAATTGCTGAAGAAGTAAGATTAAATGGCGAACTAAAATTAAAAAATCTTGGTAAGTTTTATTTAATAGAAACAGGTGGATATGAACGTGTTGGAAGAGATGGTGTGAAATATTTTATTCCACTTCATTATTTACCTAAGTTTACGGCTAGTCAAAATTTTAAAGACTATGTTAACGATGCTATTGTTAGCAAAGAAGGTCGTAGAAATAAAAAGAATGGAACTTTGACTCCGCTTGAAAAAGAATTGGAAGAAAGAGAGTTCGAAAAAAATAAAACTGATGTTAGACGTATGTTAGAACGCAAAAGAACTACTGGTGAAAATATAAAAGATATTGCAAAAGATAGTCGAATGCAACTAAAAAGGAGAACTTAATTGTGTCATATGAAGATGAACTTCAATTATTAATAGATAAAGTTGAAGGTATAGATAATAGAAGTTGGGAAGAAATGGTAGATGAACTTAATGTGTCTACCCATCCTGACTCATTAAGGAAATCTTTTAATGGAGGTAGATATAGTGGATATGCTGTAGCTAAATATTATCAAGATAAGTTTCAAAATGATTATTGTGCTCAAGAAGAAATTGATAGATTAGAACAATTAAAAAAAGAAGTATATAAAGAAAAAATAAAATATCAAGATGCACGCAGAGAATATAGAAAAGATTTAACTAGTGAAGCTCGATTTGAAAATCTTATAGATGTTCTGAAACAAGAAATATCTAATCTTGATGACCTACCATTATATAAATATGGTGAACGTGTTGAAAAAAACAGAGAACCAAAATATGCAATTTTAGAATTATCTGATTGGCATATTGGTGCTATAGTTGATACACAATGGAATTGTTATTCTGTTGAAATAGCTAGAGAAAGAATGCAGCAATTATTAAATAAAGTAAAGAAATATATTTTATCTTATAACATTACTAATTTAGCTATTGAAATTAATGGGGATATGGTTCATGGATTAATTAACGTTTCTAACAGAGTCCAATCTGAAGAAGATGTTGTGTCTCAAATTATTTTAGTATCTGACATGCTAGCTTATTTTATTAATGAGTTAAAACCATATGTACAAAAAATTAAAGTTATTACAACTTTAGGAAATCACGGTAGATTAATACCAAATAAAAAAGAAGCTATTAATAAAGAAAATATGGAAATGTTAATTCCAGAATTTCTAAAATTAAAATTAAATAGAGATATTACCATTTTGACATCTAATGGTTTAGATTTTATTAAATATGAATTTGGCGGTAAGATTATTTGTTTAGCACATGGACAGTATGATAAACCTAATCAGGTTATTGAAGATTTTAGTAAAGTATATAAATGTGTGCCGAATGAAATTCATTTAGGACATACTCATTCTTATAAAGATATTAATGAGTCTAATATTTATGTTACTGTAAATGGTAGTTTGATGGGTTCAGATGAATATGCTGTTAATTTAAGAGAAGTAACTAAACCTAGTCAGAATTTAATAGTTTATGATGAAGATAGATTTATTATTGAAATGGTAGTTGATTAAAAAGATAACCAATAAGGTTATCTTTTTTAGTATTATGAATAAAAGGAGATGGTTGTATGGCAAGAAGTGCTAATATAAAACCTGTAGAAAGTTTTTGTATAGGATGTGGAAGGATGTATCCAATTGAAGATTTTTATAAATCTCCTAATCCGCATCATGCGAATGGTGTACAACCATATTGTAGAGAGTGTAGTAATAAATTGGCTCAAGAATATTTGAAAAAATATGGCAATATGGAAGCGGCTATATTTTATACTTGCGCTGATATGGGTGTACCATTTGTAAGAAAGCTTTATGATATGTATATGGCTCGTATAAAAGATTATAAGGCTAAAAGTTATTGGGGAAATTACACCATGGGATTTCAGACTAAAAAAACTAAGGCTGAACAAGAAGCATGGGTAGGATTCGATGGTACGGATGTAGATTTTAAAGATATTGCTTCTATACAAAAATCTGAAAAAGCTATCGAAGAAGAAATGAAAGAGTTAAGATATAGGTGGGGAGAAGATAAAAGTACTAATCAATTACAATATCTTGAAAGTAGATGGTCTGCCTATGTTAATAATAAAGAGCTTGATGTTGCACAAGAACAGTTGTATCGAAATTTATGTTTAGCTGAACTTGAAATTTGGGAAAATGGTGACAATATTGATAAGGCTATTAAACGACAAACAGATATGATGAAAGCTTTGGGCATTGATAAATTTGAAGTTGAGCGTAGAAAAACTGATGTAGAAAAAATGTTAGAATATGATATTTGGTTATTAGAAAATGAAGAACCAGCCGAATATTATAAAGACAAAGGGATGTATCAAGACTTTAGGGGTATTCATGCAGGATGGATAAGAGAAATTAAACGTCCTATTCTTAATTTAATTACTGGCTCTAAAGATTATGACATAGAAAAAGAAGATGCCGAAGAATGGACGGACGAAAATAAGGATGTGTTAAATGGATGATGAAAGAAAAGCAATAAATAAAGTCGTTCGTTTAAAGCGTGATACTGATAAGTCTATAAAAACAAAATTAACTGAAGAACAACGTAAGGTGCAAATAAAAAAATGGACAACTTTTTATAGGCGAAATATTGATATATATGCTGAAGAAAGATTAAGAATTAAATTACGTCCATTTCAACGTATTATGCTACATTTAATGGGTCGAAGTCAAGTTTGGTTTGGCATATGTAGCAGAGCAAGTTCTAAAACGTTTATTGTTGCTTTGTTTTGTGTGTGCGTTTGTTTATTAAAACCATATACTGAAGCAGTTATTACAGCATCAACTATTGACCAAGGTCGTAAAATGGTTGAGCAGAAGATTAAAAATGAATTGATTAAGAAATTGTCCCCTATTTTGAAATATTTATATGAACAGGGGCAAATAAAAATAAAAGCTTCTAAAGATGAAGTAGAAGTAGAATTTTTTAATGGAAGTACTATTAAAGTTTTACCTGCTATGGATTCTTCAAGGGGTGCTAGAGCTACAATTTTGGTATATGAAGAGTGTAGATTGTTAAAAAAAGGTGATGTAGATAGTATTTTTGAACCAATGCTTCACCCAAGACAATCTATTTTCTTACAAAAAGAAGGATATTCTAGCGATAAGGATTATTACGAAGAAGGTATATCAATTTATATAACGTCTGCACGTTATAAAGCTGAATGGTATTTCCGATTA